CCTTTTGAGATCCCTACAATATGTAGGTCACGAATTACATTAGGTTCGCAACACGAACTTTCCTGTAGTATTCGTTGGTACTTGGCCCGTTGGCATTCAAGTTTGTTACGGAAACTGTTCCGTTACCAACTGTTGCTCCCTCTGCAAAAGGATTAGCAACGATTCCGTATCGTGTCTTAAATGCGATACGAGGTTGGAAACTTGCACTATCAACTGCACGAACCATTTGCAATGGAACGTATGGGCAGTAGAATATACCAGCATCCATAGGTGATGCACCTTTGTAACCTACACAGTAGAATTCTGCTGCGTTAGATGCAGCATATGGATCAACATAAACTCTATATCGACCATTTAGAACTCCTGCGAAAGTTCCTGCAGCTTCATCAACATTTAGATTTGTGCTCATTGCAGGAGCATAATCCAGAATTCCTGCCATTTGAAGAGCAGAAGCGACATCTGAAGATGTCATGATGATGTTACCTTTTCCTCTACGTGTTCCCTTTGCAATTGCATTGGCATCACGCTCGATCTGCATCATAAGACCCTTGAACTTCTCAACCATCCAACGACCATTGGAGTCTGTGTCAAGGTCAAACATTCCGGCAGAGTTAGTACCAATTGCGGCACCAAGTTTTGCGCTGATGTAAATTCTACGAACAACCTCACGATTGATCTCAGCAAGAATCTCACCAGAAAGAATGTTTGCAAGTTCTGCTTCTGCATCAAGTCCGTGAACAGCACGTAAATCTTGTTGCAGTTCCATTGAATAAGAACCTTTAAGAGCTCTTGTTCCAGCAGCAACTGAAATCTTTTCAATGGAGAAGGACATTTCCTGTCCGATGTCTGTTTCACCAGCATCTGTTTCCATTCCGACTGTGGATGAGTAAACGTTTGCAGAAACGTTTCCTGTTCCATCAGTATGAATCAACAAGCCAGGAACATTTTTGATGTCTCCTGTACCAGTTGCAGCACCAGATGTTTTATCCTGTGTTGCGTGGCCTGCTTCGTTGTAGAACAGTTCATCACCAGTTTGTGAATCCTGTCGAGCACGTAGTGCAAAAATCAGTCCTGTTGGGCCTGACATTGGTTGAACGCCACAAACATCATATGCGATGAGTTGAGGCATTGCACGTCGCACCATACTGATCAAAACTGGATCAGCAAAGTCAATACTTGCATGAGTTGGGTTTCCAGCTCCACCGACAAAATCAGCAGCAGTTGTAAGACCCATGTCAGTAACTGGCGCGGCCTCTGTCAACAGTCCACTTTGTTTGTCCTGTGCAGCTTGTGCTTCCACGTTTTCCAAACAAACTGCGGTAACTGCTCTACGATGACTATCCTTGATCTCAGGAAGATCTGGATGATCAAGAACCGGCTTCCACTTATTGTTTAATTGTTCTTGAAGTTGCATTTAAACTCCTTAAATTGTTTAAAAGTTATTATTTACGAGCAATAGCTTTACTATATGCTTCCATGATACTGTTCATCTTTGGTTCAGAACTCTCCTCAACTTCGGATGACGAATCTATTTGTTCAACGTTATCATCTTGTTTTTTTGTCTCAGGGAAATAGTTTTCCTTGATTGTTTTCACTTTTTCCTCAAAACTTTCGGAATCATCTTCGTAAGAAACACCTTCTACGAGTGTTTTCATCTTTTCAGATTGTGTGTCTGCAAGGTCATCGCAAACTTCTTCTAGAATCTTATTCTTACGATATTCGTTGAGTTCAGACTTTAACTTAATGTTATCTTGAACTTTATCATTAAGTTGTCCTTCCAGATCTTCAACTTTGTCGAACATATTTTCTACAATGTCAACCTTTTCGTCAGGTACTTCAATGTAATGTTCTTTGAATAGATCTTTTAGACCACCCATGAATTCTTCTGTAATTTCGCTTCTTAAAGAACTCTCAAGTGCAAGTTCGTTCTCTTTCATCCACTCTTCAACTACGTAGTTGAGGTATCCGTCAACTTTATCAGTCAACTCATCGCGGAATGAAACGATTTCTTCTTGCAGTTCTGATTGATATTCTTGTTCCATTTCATCAACTTTAGATGCAGCAACTTCCATCACTTTTTGATGAACTGCAGCTTCAAAAATTGTTGATGCTTTGGTTTTGAATTCTTCTGAAAGTTCTTCGCCTTGTACTAATGCATCGATATCTTCTTTGACATTAATTTCAGGCATAGCTACTTTAATTTTCTTTTTCTTTTTACCGATTGCAACCTTATCACCATCTGGTGATGCATCGTCTGGTGTTTCACCACCAAGATCTTCTGCTTCGATTACATCCATAAGATCTTTAAAACGTTTGGACACATCTTCTTTTTTAAGTCCATTGACTTTATCAAAAAGTGCGGAAATCATAGCAGTTTTAGTAGTAGGAACTTTTACTTCCTCTTTCTTAACTTGCTCTTCTTCTTCCTCTTCATCGTCATCATCTTCATCTTCGTCATCGTCTTCTTTGACTTTTGACTTAGGTGCTTCTGCTACGATTTTTTGAGTCTCTTCTGTTTCTTCGATTTGTTCTGGAGCTTCAACAAGTTCCTCTTGCTCAGATTGTTCCAGAATTTCTTCTTGAGTTGTTTTTTCCATAGAACTTGGTACTCCTAATGTTTAATGGTATATTCTGTACACATATCGTTATACTGTTAATATTTATAAAATCACAACTTTGACAATAAATTTTTGAACTCATTTAATTTTACTTCCTCGAGCCTTTTGGAAGGAGCATTTTGGATGTTATTCCTTGCTCTTTCAACATCTTGTGCTTTCAACAACCCATTATCCCAAATCCATTCAACCCCCTCCATAATACCTTCAACGAAAGCGTTAGGTGCAGATGGATCTGCGACAATATCTGCG